TTATTGTGCTCCTATAATTTTTCTTGAAATCATAACAAGAGCAAGAACAAACATTGCTCCGGTGAAAAATCGTATAATTTTTATTTGTTCTTCATAATCTGAAAAATCAATTACTATTTCCTCATCAATTCCAAGTCTTGCAAATTTAAACGGCATTACAAAACGAGGTGCTTCAGCTTCAGCTTGTAACCCAGAAAACAAATTATAAATATCCCAAGGTAAACAGAACGGAAATTTCTCTTTAAATAATATTTCAGGTAAAGACAAAGACGGTATTGACGGTTTATTAGGCTTTGTGTCAGGATTATCTTTTGTATCATCTTTTGTATCATCTTTTGTATCGTCTTTCGTGTCTGTCTTATCTTTTGCTATATCGCCAGTATCAGTTAAAGTCTTATCTCTCACATCAGAAGGTGAAAGGTCTATAAGGTCGTCAACATCAAGAGGGAAAGCGATAGAACCGGAACCCGCATCAGCTATTGAATCACTCCAAGTAGTATCAGTACCAATATAATCATTACCTATAGAAATAGCAGGGTCACAAGTAAAAACCTTAGTTAAAATATCATCTGTAATTTTATTAGAATCACAAGGCATTAAATAATCAGAACCAAATATAGTACCATCATCACAAACAATATTACCAAACGAACCAGTAATAGTATATTGATGTCCTTCAATGCTCGTAACATTAAGCAGTTCAGAGCCATAATACATGAGAGTAACAGGTTGTGAAAAATCAAGTCCAGCAATTAAACTTCTATAGCCATAACCTAAATTAGAACTAGTTCTATACCCAAGATTAATTACAGAATCTTTTAATGTGAATTGATATTGATAATCATAATATTTAATATAATTTAACATATAAGGTTGTGAAGATATAAGAGAATAGAAAGAATACTGTGTACCTAATATAGATACTTTCATAATAACATTATGAGTATTAGAAGAAAAAGCAGATATAACTTCATCAGGGAAATTACCTGTGCGATCTTGTCCTACAAATTCAATCATAGTACTGCCAATTGTAAATGCAGTATAACTATCTCTTGTGACTTGATAATCAAAATCAAGTGAACCATTTTGCTGTAATAGAGAAACAAAACTATCATAATTTTTAAAAGTCGCTTGCGGTACACTAAAATCGACATAACTAGAATCAGCTATTACAGATGGATTAAAAATAAAAGCAGCAATGGAATCAAAAATCCTTTGCCATTCACTCGCTAAGCACATAATTAAACCGTTTGTTGTTATTGTATAATACTCTTTTTTTGCGTCAAACTGTTCTTGAGCTTTATCTATTATGCTTTTAGTGTCAGAGTCAAGAGAATTATAATACCGTCGAGCAGTACTCTGTGCGACATCTGCAGAAGTAAAAGTTACACCGCAAGCTACCATAATACCAATTACAAATAATATAATTTCCTCAACACCCGTTACAGCGTGAGCCTGCAACGGCTCAAGAATACCACCAAAACAAACAACAGTTAGAAGACATAATAACAATGACAATAACCTTTTGCCAATTTTATGTTTTTTCAGATACTTCAACACTCTGTTCATTGTTAAAAGCCTCCTTAATTTTCGATTTATCAAGCTTAATATTCGATTTATCAAAAAAGCTTGATTTCAAATTAGTTTTATTAGTTTTGTTTTGTACATCTGATTTCTTATCATCAGAAAATTTAAATAATGCCATTGTGTCATAGCAGTTAGCTACCCGCTGACTGAATTTTTTTAAATGTGTTGCAGTCTTGATTTTGCACGGATACCAATACTCAACAACATGATATAAACCTTTACAAGCGAGCGAAAGTAATGCAAATGCTAAATTCCAATTTTTCAATGCTCTATGTTTGTAGTCGTACTCTAATAAACCTCTTATCTGTCTATCAAGCATACGGTCTTGTTGAGCAATTAAAATAAACTCATAATTAAAATGCCGATGATTTGCGAAAAAATTAACCCATTCCATGCGATCTTTTCGCTCGAATTGTCTGGGATTGAATAATATACTTGCCTCATCAATAACAACAAGGGTTTGTGGCTTTAACCCCGGACTATGATTTGCTTTAGCAAAGTCAAGTAAGAATGAAACTGTAAGTTCAGTATTTGTCAAAAAAATAAACTTACCAAGTTTTCTTTTACTATTATATTTTTTAGCATCAACAGGAAAATTTGCAATTACATTTTTACCACGCATAAGCCATTTAATAATATCTTCAGTTGCATGATAACTTTTATATGAACCAGGTGTGCCGCTGTACAACGAAATAGCCATTTTTATGTCCCCTTTTTTGCGTGTTTGAAAAAACTTTTATAAAAAAGCCAGCAAGCTGGGTCTTGACTCTACAAAATCAAGTGATAGCTTTATGTTGCCGAGCAACTCAAAAGCTAAAACTTAAATTTAAGTCACTCGGCTATAAAATTGTATCACTTGATTTTTTCGAGTAAAGACTGCAAGCACTTTTTTATAAAACTTTTTTCAGAGGATAGTTACAAAAAATATAATATATGTCCCCGACGGACCTCACAATCTAAAAGCTAAATACAAAACAATAGGAGCAGGGCATTTTAAACCCTGCCCCTAAATTGTTGAGAGGTAAACATAATTAACGACCAATCAGACTGCGAACGAATGAAATGCCTTTCTTGATTGCGATAATTGCACCGAAAATTGCCAAACCAACAGGAATAGCAAGCATAATGTAGCCCATTACATCACTCTGAATTGAAGAAATAGCGGTAGAAAAACTACTTTGCATATCTGATGAGCTTACAGGTGTACCGTTTTCGGCAGCAAATGAAGAAATTGCAGATACTGCAGCAATCATAGAAGCAGATGCAACAGCTACAAACTTCTTGCTGTGTCGCTTAAGAAAACTTTTTACTTTACTCATGAAAAAAACTCCTTTCTTATATATCAAGCTTTGAAATTAAGAAGACCAATAGCCTTATAAATTCCAATGCTTAGTAAACTTAAACAAGTATAGATTATAAATCCTGCTCCAAAACCGTATGGAAACAAAGACATAATTTCGACTACATAATTCATTTTTACCACTTCCAAAAAGAAAATGCCTTTGCGGTTATAAGTCCGATAACAATTGCAAGTATAGCTACAACTACAATAAAACCTTGCAAAATAATATCGTTTTGATTGTTTATGCTTGTTACAAGTTCATCAATCGTTGCCATTTGTTTCTACCTCTGATATTGAGTCAATAACAACAGAATGAAACTTACAATTTGAACATACATCTTCATCACCGCATTTGAAATCTTTGTTTTTCTTGCTTTTCAGCACTTTAAGAAGATATGCAAAACCTATGCCACAGCCAAAATAAATAATACTGTTCATTACTTATCCTCCAAATTGTCAATGCTTTGTTCTGAATCGTAGAAAGCTGCTTTAATATCATCAGTTGCAGGAATTTTGTTAATCAGAACTACACGCTTTTTATCATTAAAATAAAGCTCTACATAGTCGCCGAATTTAACATCATCAAGAACATCATCAGTAGCTACCTTAAATGTTTCAACTGCAAGTCCTACTACATCATTTTTTGGAAAAGCACAGTATAAATGAATATAATGGAGCATTTCGCCGTCATCTGTTTTAAAGTCGCCAATCTTATAGCCTAATACTTTTTTTAATTCGATCATCTTGTTCACTCCTTTGTTATTTTAAGTTTTTATGGGACACTCGGAAAGACTTGACATTAAGTAACTTAAAAATCGTAGTGTTACATACTCCGTTATGCCTACCGGGAGAATTACTCTAATTTGTGTCTTTTTTATTCGACCTAAACCGAATGTTATGTAAATTAATTAAAAAATGATAATTCTTTCAGAAGGTCGAAATTAACAACATTATTGAAAACTTCTGAATTATCATATGTACGCTTGCATCTTAAAAAGATTTTACCAGCGCAAGGGAAAAGGCGGAAGCTATAAGAATTGCACTCAAAAATGAATAATGATTCACGATTTAATTTAGAATACGAAAATTCTAACATTTTCTTTCCTGAAATAAGTTCAGGACAAACAGTATTACATAATTTGAACATTTTTGATTTTGTTACATTAAATTTTAATTCTTTCTCTTTAAGCATTTTTTATGTCCCCTTTAAGCATAACAACACATATTTGTGTTGTTAAGTTGTGTATAAACACATATATGTGTTTTAATAATTATATTGTAACACATAATCGTGTTAATTGCAATACAAAATTGTGTTTTTTGTGTAAAATATTTTCAAAGGGGTGGTGAATTTAGTGAACAAAAAGCAAAGGTATTATAATAGAATCAAGGACTTACGAGAAGATAAAGATCTAACACAAGCAGAAATAGCAAAACGCTTAGGTTTATATACAACACAGTACCAACGATACGAAAGAGCGGAAACTACAATACCCGCAGATATTATAGTTGATATTGCAAAGTTCCACGAAGTAAGCACAGACTATATTTTAGGACTTACTAATGACCCAACACCAAACTACAAAGTTGGCGTAAAAAATCAGCTAAGTATATCAGGTAAAAATAAAATACATAATGTTGAAATGAAATAGGAGAATAAAATGAACTGGGGAATATTAATTGTAATAGGTATTATAGTAATAATATTAGAAGTAGCATCGCAAAGCGTTAGAAATAAGAAAACTAATGAAAAGTTACAGCAAAGCAAAAACTTGAGTGTTGATAAGACAAATACTGTAGATGTTGAAGAAGAGAAAGAAGAAAACATCAGCGTTGATGATTATAAATCGTATAAGAAAAAGTATTTGTTTACAAAGAACGAATTTTATTTTTACAAGCAGTTGCAGAAGATTGCAGAAAGCAAAAATTTACTTCCTCTTGCAAAAGTCAGACTTGCAGATTTTGTAGAAGTTAATAACAAATCTGAATATATGAAATACTTTGCAAAAATCAGATGTAAGCATATTGATTTTTTATTGCTTGATAAAGAAACTTTGAAAATTGTAGTTGCAATAGAGCTTGACGATAACAGCCACAGCAACGAAAAAGACGAATTTAAAAACAAACTTTTTGAACAGATTAATATACCTCTTATAAGGTGCAAGGGAATAGGAACAGTTGAAGAGCAGTTACAAGCTATTTTAGCAAATTCAAATTAACAGTCATGCGCTCTGGCAAGTGTAGGGAAATAGCCATTCACATTAAGTTGTTATATATTAATATATTGAAAAGATTGCGGGGCACTTTTTATACCAAAGTCATTTAAATCCTTTGGTATCTCATATTCTATTATATTACAAAGCTTATAGGCGATAGCCTGAAATTTATCTTCATAATATTTATCATAAAATTTCTTATTCACACCAGAATCATTTTTTGTTATCTCCCAGATCTTACTCGGAGAGCCTTCTAATATGCTTTCAACATCAGCTTCACCAACAACTTTCATTATTGGGCTTGTCGAATAAATAAATATTTTATTAACCTCTTGTCTGCATTTAGATTTTCTATATTCATAAATCTTCTCTCCACGCATAATTCTATCTACATATTGTGGATTTATAGATAACAATATTGCACACATTTTTATTACTCCTATATAAACAATTTTAAAGTTAATTATATTTGATAAAAAAGCAAAAATCAA